CAATTGCTTGATCGGTAATTACGCCAAGACCCCAGATTGCATACCAAGCAAGAGCGTGCTCACGACCGAAGTCAAGAACGCCACCATCACGAAGTTCAACTGGAAGAGAGATTGCGTGACCAAATGCATTGTCACCAATCATGATTGATTCGTAAACTTCAGCACCGTTACCAGTTGCTGTTGTTAGGTAACCCTTTTCTGCAGTGTAATCAGCAGATACTGGGTTTCCACCCGCACCTGGATTGGTGTTAGACTTAACAGGAACAACACCCTGGTCTGCTGGTGCGCCAACAAGAGTTGAAGTTGTGTATGAAGCGTTAACTGACAACTTCTTAACCTGTGTTGTTTCGATGAATACTACGTCGTATAGACGACCGATTTCACCTAGCATGAAGTTACCTGGAGCAGCGTACTTTGTAACTTCGATGAACTCTGGGTTCGAACGAATATCACGTGACTGCTTTGGGTGTACGAACTGTACGTATGTCTCGCCTAAACGAGGAATGTTCTTACCAGCAAGGGTAAGAGCAGCATCTTTAACTGCACCAGTTGATAACTTGTAGTTACCATCTAAGTCAGAAAATTGTGTTGCTACAGTACCTTCGTTGTACCAGTCATTAACACCTTGTACTGCTGAACGGTCATAACCGAACACTGCAGAAGTTGCTGCAGATAAAGTGTTACGTGCTTGTACATCTAGGTATTGCGCCATTTGGCGTCCTAGAAGACGAGATGCTGAAGCCATTACATCATCAAATGATGCATTAAGTAGCAACTCAGAAACAGCAACGGCATAACCGTGTTCTGCTACTGTGATTGCAATTTGCTCTGCAGTAAGTGCGTTTGTAGTCATACGAACGCCTTCTGTCAAAGGAGTTGGATCTACTGCGAAGTTCTTGTAACGAAGGAAGTTCACACGAAGACCAGGTGCTACACCTAGTTCAGTCTTCTTAACTGCGAATTGTTCGAAACGAAGAATTGGCATTGCCTGGAACAAAATTTCTTTCGACCAGATTGTTTGAATTGCTTGGTTCAGGCTTGTATTTGAGCCTGAGTAAGCGGTTGGGGCGCCTGCGAGTTGCCCTGTACCTGTAATTGCACTTGCCATTTAGGTCAAGTCCTTTCCTAGTAGTTGTTTGGGATTAACCGAACAGTCCCTGACCACGATTGCTGGCTGCTGTGCCAAGTAGTTTGGCTCTTTGTTTCGCATAATCCGCCAATGACATTTCCCTGATCGAATCAGGTGAGTACGATTTTTGTTCCGAATCATTATCGAGGGGTCCTGCGGCAGGATTAGTAATTCTAGTTCCTGCCATTTGTTGTCTTGCGCTTTGCATTGCTTGTTGAGCAGATGACAAAATTCGAGCAGATTTTTCTTTCAACATTGCGATGCTCTGCTCTACTTCATCTGCACTGTTGCCGTCAATCAAGTCAATCAATTCAGGAACAATATTTTCCCGCTCTTGCTCAACTCTTTGTTGACGATAATTCATAACTTCTTGAAACTTACGTTCCTGTTCTAACAGAGCAAAGGCACGTTCTCTCTCAAGACGCTCAGCCTCTAATTGAGCCTGAAATTCTTGCTCCTTCTTTTTTAGGAGGTCTTTAAAAGAAAGTTCAGATTCTTCTTCTTCTTTCTTCTGTGCTTCTTTGCGAAGTAACTCTTCAGCATTACGTTGTTCACGTTCTGCTTCTTTAGCGGCTTGTTCTTCACGAGCCTTCTTTAAAGATGAAAGTTCTTCTTTCATCTTTTCCATTTGTGGGTATAACTTTGCTTTTTCTTGCTCACGAGCCTTAGCAATGTCATCTGCGCTATACACAGAACCTACCTCACTTGGATTTTCTTGTGCTGGAATTGCAGCCAGTATTTCTGGTGACAATAAATCAGCGGCTTCTACTGTATTTTCCATAGGGTTCACTTATCTTTCTTGGGTCGTTGTCCGAATGCCTTTCGGCGTATCACTGGGTTTTAACAAGACAATTGCATTACATTTAAATGCATATGTCTTGGTAAATTCTGATTTTACATCAGAAATCTAATTAATCCCTGTCTACTGTCCTTCTTTGTGGAATTTTTGTTCCATAAGCATCAGTGACAAGTTTGTTTCTTATCTCAGCCTCAGCCTGAACCTCAATCTCTTTACTCTCCTGGCTGGCTGGATTTAAGGGATTATCAGGATCTTGAGGACCTTGCATTCCGTCTCCCATTACATCACCATCACCTATAACGGTAGGTTGCATTGGAATAGCACTATTGCCATCAGGTCCTGGCATCATTCCAGTCATATCCATAATTTGTTTTTGAATTTGAATCTTTATTAATTGCAAGGCACCATCAGCCTCAGCATCAGCCATAAGTTCGTGACGAATTTCAAGCAATTTTTCTTCTGGGAATTCTTCACCAAGTTGACGCAAAGCACCTTCTTTTGACTCTAATCCCATTCCTAATTTGGTTTGAATCTCGTTTAATACAATCAACTTATCAAGAGGAAGTGGTTGTGGGAATTGTGCATAGTTAATGTAAGTAACTGGATCATTAGGATCTAATTGTGTGTATTGACCTTCTTTAATTGGTCCATCTTCATCTGGAGTATAGGTAAAGGTTTCTGGTTCTTTAACTGCAAGCGTCTTTAATACTAACTCGTTAATTTTTTCTAAGCCTTTTCCGTATTGGGCTACCTTTTGTGAATAACGATTCATCAATGGTTGATATTGAATAGATAGTGCTACACCAGAAGTGTTTGAAATTGGTTGAACTTGTCCAAGCGCAGTTTCTGGAATGTTCATAAGTTCATGCATAGATCTTTTTAGAAGTTCTAAGTATTTTAAGGCTCCGTCTATACCTTGTGCACCGCCTTCTAAGTTGAAGACTTGGGCGTCTTTTGGAAGACCGCCCCAAACCTTCTTTGCGCCCTTTTCTAAGTTAGAGGCTTTAGCACCCACGATTACCGTTACTGGTGATGCGTGGTAGTTAATGATGTCTGCAACATCAGTGCTAATTTCGTTGTATGCACGGTTTATAGTGATGATGTCGTGTGCGTCTGAGAGACCCCACGGTGATCCTGAAACAGGAACATTAGGAATATGAACTACGGGAATTACGCCAAGTGGGTTTGGTCGTGAATCAATTAGTTCATCGTTAACATACTCTTCAATTATGTCGTCAGTAAGAATTTCAGTATAAGTAAATACTTGACGAGTACCTTCTAAAGATGTACCCCAAAAACGATACTTTTGTTTAAATCTTAATAATCTATTTCTATCATGTGGATGAAATTCTGGAAAACAAAAAGAAGAGTTCATAGGAAGAATACGAACACGACCAGGATGCAATAAGTTTGCAGAATCTGTCCAAGGTTCTTCGTATGCTACTTTAACAAAACAATCTCCAGTAATTCCACCTTGTTGTCCCATTTCAAGTAAGACACGCATTTTGTCGTTATCTACTTCCCAAACCCGTTCCAACCTGTCAGGTACAATCGCCTCAGTCGCTTTTGGAGACCTGTAATGAACACCACGGCCAAAGGTAAAACGAGACAAATAATCATTAAAGGCACGGTAATAGTTAACAGCAATTTGCATTTCACCTTGCTCACGACGGTACCCCCAATGGTGCCCTAAATACATCGCCCAGTTAAGTGAGTAACGGTTTAAACGAGGACCGTGAACCTCAAATTCTTCATCAGCAAGTTCTACTAGTCCTAAAGGAGAAATAGAAATAGTTAAGTCAGATGATGCCGCTCTATATGACGGCGGACTAAAGTCCAAAAATGACATTACTTCTTGCCTTTATCTTTTTCTTTTGTAGATTTTTTTACGTCTTTTTTACTTTCACGTTTTTTACTATCTGCGTTTTCTTGTTTTTTCTTTGCCATATTTGCACGGCGACTTGCTTCAGTAGTTTCAACATACTGTCCGCCTGCTTGTTGATACTTCTTACTAACCCAAGCACTTGCGCCTGGATTTGGATAAGAAGAATACTTAGCCCGTGCCTGTGCAACAAACATTGCATACAGTTTTGGGTTAGCAGGTTTACGCATTTACGTTTCCTCCGTAGATGACCAATCTCCGTTCATACCCTATAGCATGAACGGAGTTAGGTGTTAATAAGTTACTTAGTCGTTTACGACTGTTGGGGACTGACGTTGGGTCCGTCCACCTGAGCGAGCAACTGTTTCAATTTGTGCTGCTGAATAATCGTTCATTGTTCCATGAGCAAACTCACCAAGAAATGTTGGTGCTTCTGTCCATGAAGCAGAACCTACGTGAGCACGTTCAGCAAGTGTTTCTGCAGCAGGTTTTGTATGAACTGGTGCATTACGGTTTGGACGTCCTGCAGCAACGGCTGAACCTTGTTGCATTCCTAATTGAAAATCGTTTGGAATATCGGTATCAGTTGCGACACCCTCTTCAAAACGTAGTGGTCCACGGCGAGTTGCATTATCTGCACCCTTGCGCTCATAAACCTGTGGTGCACGCTCTGGGAAGCGAGGTGCTGGTGATATTGTCATTTATGACTCCTTAAGGATTGAATTGGGAAAGGCCTTTTCCTTGGTAATAGTTTCCACCCTTTTTAGGCTTTTGTGTGGTTTAACTAGAAAAAAGGATTACTAGAAGCAACAACCTCGGGCATTACTAAATCTTGTGTTAAAGAACATGCTATTCCCAAACTATCTACAAAGTCATCATGGGCGTACGATTCGTCTGGAGCAGCAACTAAAAAGTTTGGTCCCTTATATTGAACCTCAGCATCAACCATTTGTTGATAAAAACGTTTCCAAGTACGTAAACGCCTAGTTTTTGCATGGGCAGGCCAAGCAATCATTTTCCGTTGAATTAAGGCTTGTAAATGTTTCCATCTCTTAGACTGTTCAGATGGACTAGATGTTAGAGACATAACCTCTGCTCTTGGCAATAAAAGTTTTAAACGCTGGGCTACAGCATCTCCTACGCCGTTAGCATCTACACCAACTGCAAGGACATCGTAGTTAGACAAAAAGTTTACAATTTGAAAGTACTGTTCTTCCCAATCATCTCCTTGCATTTCTAACCAGTTAAGGATCCGATGATCAAAATAACCAAACTCGTCAGGACGATCCCAATCAACCCAAACAACAGTAACAACTGTACTGTCAGTTTTACGAGCAGGGTCAATGCCGACAACAACTGGGGTTTTGTGCCATACCTTAACAAGTTCTTGAGAAGTGTCACCCAAGTCATCCATAATCGAAGAAGTAACAAACATTCCCCTTTCTAAGAGCCATTTACAGTTGTAGGACATTTGAAACTCATCAGATTCTTCTCCAATACGAAGCATCTCTTTACGAATAAACTTTTCATAGTTTAGATTAAATTTTGCAACATCTTTCCAATCCCATTGAAAATGATTTTGTCTATTACCCTTAGTAGTTTGTCGTCTGCGGTTTAATTGAATAGATCTGTAAAAGTTATTTTTACTTGTAGTTGGAGTTCCTGTTTTAACCATAGTTCCTGCGTAGTAAGCAAGCATGGGAGAAATAGATTTAGATACAACAAAGTCATCTGCTTCTTGACACTCGTCAATAACAATCAAATGAAAAGATTTAGATTCAATCTTTGCTCTTGGGTTTGCGGTCATCATAGTAATTGTTGAACCAGATTTCTTTAATTTTATTTGTCTAGTAACACCACCGACACGAACCGCTGAGTCGTCAATTTCAACATCTCCCATAATATCTACGGCTCTTTCAGATGTTAGACGAGTTACAGCACGACCAAACAAAGTTTCAGCCTGAGACTCTGTTGGTGCAAATAAACCCACCCAAACACCGTCTTTAAATTTACCTAACAAATCTGGGTATAACTTTGCAAGGCGAGGCAACAGAATCATTAGTGTCGCTACGGTGTCTGCAACAGTCTCAGATTTACCAGATTGACGAGAGGCTAAAGCAGTTACCTCTTCACCATCGTTAATAATTACTGATTCCATAATACGACGGGCTAATGGTTTTTGATAGGGGTGTAAATCATGTCCAACAAGAACTTTTAAAAAGTCCATTATTTTATCTATTAAGGTATCTACAAACTTTTGCGATAGTTCATCAAGAAAATCTTCTACAGTATCTTCAACAGGTTTTTCTTCAGCCTGATAGAACTCAGGATTAATTTCTTCAAATTTATCTTTATCGTAGTTAGATTCCATGGTGTCCTTATTAAACAGCGAAACCCATCACTAAGGATGGGTTAACGCCTGACCTGTACTGTAAGAGAGTAAGACAGTTAATCATAACATAGTTTTAGAACGTCGCTTTAGTTCTTTAGCAATTGCGTGAAATGCTTCAGCACCCATTAAAATTTCATCTAAGTCTGCTTCACTCTGTTGTCTTTGCCAAATAGTAATGTGCTTTCCAATCGTGTACATCGACTGCTCCATCCATGAGATCAAATCTGGAGTAGGGATTGTTGCCACCCGCTTCTCGATCCGAGTCTGGGGCTGGTGTCCATCCTGCTTCTTCCGTAAAATCATCGTAAGTTACTTCCCGCTTTCCTAGTGCCGTGGATAATGCTTCTTCTTCATTTTTTGTACCTGTCCACTTTCCAAACACTAACGCTTTATAACGTGGTAAGCGTACTATAAGTGGGGTAGATGTGCGAAATGGATGTTCAAGTTCTTGAGTCCAACCACGAACAATGAGTTTAAATCCCCATTTAAAAGGAAAGTTTGTTAGTTGTACAAAGCGTTGTGGTCCGATTTTGTGTACCTTTGGCATTATTTCCTTTTCTTAGACTGACGTCCTCCGTAGTGTAACTGAGCAGCACGAGTAAACTTGTAAAAAGATTTTCTAGCATTTGCAGAAAGACTAGAGACATCCGCAGCCCCACGAGGCTTGTAATCTAAGAACGTATAAATATACCTACCTTTAGATACTACGGACTTAAATTTTTGCCAATCTCCTGCTGAACACTCGTAGTAATTGTAGAAAGTTCCGTCTCTAAACACAACTGTGATAACCTCACGATTACGGTCATAACCTGCAGCAACTGTTCTAGGACGTGCTGGATTGCTTGTACTAGTTGGAACAACTGTTATAGGAGCGGGAGCATCGGATTCCCCAAATTGAGGTCCTTGTTCACCAGGAACAATTAACTCTCCAGTATCATCATCTACATCATAAGATTGACGATAAACAGAGCGGTCTACATAATTTCCGTCAGAGTCTATGTAATAAACATCGCCATCAATATTTGGCGCTAGAGCCTCACCTGCTAAATTTACTGATTTACTGACACCACTGTAGTAACGCATTGTGTCATTTGCTTTAGTTAAAGATATAAATTCATTGTATTCACCAACAGAACTTGCTGTTGGAAGACCTGCAAACATTCCAGTTCCTGGACCTGTTATTTTAGAAATTCCTGAAGTTTGTTTTGATCCTAAACCGTAAAACGCTCCTAATAATTCTTGAGCAGAAGGAAGAGCAACCCGTTTATTACGACGAGCCGCTCCTCCACCTGCAATACGTGCCATTTGTCTACTTAGACTCCGATTAAGATACTGTTGCGTAAGGAGTGATTGTTACTGCTGCCCCTGGTGCAATAGTGTTTGCGCCTGCTGCAAGAGACTGAGTCTTGATTGTGCCAGCAACACCTGAAAGACCAGCAACAGAAAGTCCTGATGTTGATAGTGCTCCTGAAGTTGTGGTTGTGTAAGAGACAGTGTTTGTAGCAACTGCTGTAACTGTGAACTCGCCGTTTAGTGCGGTATTTGGTGATACAAGTGATGCAACTGTAATCTTGGTTCCTACTGGGTACTTGGCACCAGAACCTGCTGAGGTAATTGTTGCTGTTGTACCTGTACGTGATACTGCTGTAATTGTTGAAACTGCGTTTGAGGCTCCAGCAGCAGTTGTAACTGTCAATGAAGCATCCTTCATTGCATCTTCTGCAAGTGTTGTTGTAAATCCACGAACATCTGGTACAAGAATGTAGTCAACTGAACCTGCTACATCTTTGCCTGCTGTATCTGGTGTATATTGTGGATAACCATTCCAACCTGAAAGAGCGTTGATGTGGTTATCAAGTGCTGGATCTAGACGACCCGCTACTCTTGTAGTGACTGTTGTCGAAAGAGTTGCACTTGCTGCATCTGGACGAGCATCGTTTGGTTGAATAGGGAAGTTTCCATATACGAAGTCAATAGCGACTTCACCTGCGGTATCTAAAAGATTACCGTTGTTATTTACTGCCATGTTTTCTTCTTTCTCTAGAGAGGTTTATTTTCCCTATGCGCTTAGGGGACCTTAAAAGTAAGTATCCAAGAATATAGATAAAATGTCAGGGTTTAATCGTAGCACTCGTGATCGTCTAGTTCAGATTCTTCTAAAATGTTTTCACAATCTTTGCATTTAAAGAACTTAACATCATCTAAAGCCACATGCAAAGAGTCAGCGTGATCAAGATCTTGCTCCATTTGTGGTCCTGCTAAAACTTCTGGAGGAAAGGGACCTCTAGGAGCGTGAGATGAAGATGGGACGTAATGGCCCTGTACTGCAAACTTTCGTATTAATTTCATTTACTTATCCGACTTTTTAGATGCAGCCTTCTTTTTAGGTATTTCTTCAGGGTCAGTAGTTTCTGGTGCTAAGGCTTTAAGTGCTGATGTTTGATCTTCTTTATACTCTTCAGTAATAGTTAATAGTCCTGCTTTTTTTCGGTCATTTAAAAAAGAAGGCAAACACTTACCGCAATACAAAATTGATTCTACTTTTGAAATTTTATACTCAAACATTGCACGTAAATCACAATTTATACATTTCATTACCACTCCACTCCATGAGAAAATTGTTTTCCGTTAATGTTTAACGGTGCCCCACCACCCATAGGTCCTGGTCTTGATGGTTCAGAAAACATCCTAGACAATTGTTCTTTAGATTGTGAGTCAATCTCAGGATGATCTGAAAGGTTTTGAGCACGAGTCCAAAACTCAGGAGGGTACATACCAAAGTTACGAAGGATTTGACCATGAGTCTTTATGCTTGGATTAGCCGAAATTTTAACGGCAAAATTTAAAATCTTTTTATCAATTGCACTAAGTGGTGGGTTTTTACTATTTAAGCCATCATTAAAATCATTATAGGACTGATGATCTTTATCTATTGCACCAGCCATTATTGAGGCCTCTTTCCGCCCCTGTTCTTCTTCACAGGAACTCTTCCTGGTTTTGGGGTAGTTGGCATCTTAGGTGTGTAACTTGCTTGTACATCTCCATGTTTAAAAGATACTGGCTTACCTGGTTCTGCCATGTTATGCATGTTATTAAAAAATTCTGTTTTTCTTTTACTCTCAGTTTCTCGTGATCTTTCAGTAAGACGAGCCTGCTGAGCAGTATGTCGCTTTGTTGCTTCATAGTTTGCAACATGCATAGCCAAGGTTTGTTGAGTTAGTTGGTGTTGTTCTACATCACGTTGAACACGTGCACCCTCTTTATATTTTTGACCAATAAACCCACTTAGCATTGAAAAAGGGTTTGGTCCACCTGAATAGTTTTGCATGCTCATAGGTCTATCATCCCCTATATCTTTTGGTCAGACTTGGTAACTGTTAGGGATTCTTCAATACTAATGAGACGTTCGCCCATCTCTACAAAGGCCTCCATAAGGATTCCTTGGTTGTCGTAGAGTTTGTTTACTACATCCTTTGTTGATTTTCCGCCATTACTGGAAAGTTCTCCGTCTAGGCGGTTTAATCTCTCCATAACTCCTGGAGTACGATCTCGGCCTGGAGACTCCTCTTCTCCAGACCAATCTCGTTTAAAATCTTCAAACCAACTTATAAATAAATCTGCCTTTTCTTTGTAAGGTTCTAGTAATTGCCGAAGTCCTAATAGGGCTGCGGTTATTACTCCTACCGTTGCAAAGACAGTAAGTATCATGTTGTTGGTCATCCGACTTGTTTGCCTTTCTTGAAGTTACTTCTTAGCGCCTAATCCGTAGGACGCATCCTTTGGATTTAACGCCTTGGCTAATGGGCCAAGAAGACCAGCAACAAAAGCGTTTGCTAAAGTCTTTGGGTCAGTAATACCGCTCATGTACAAAGCGGCAACTGCAGCAATTGATGCACGTAGGTACGTGGCTGCTGCTGCTTGTAATGCTTTCTTATCCATACTTCTCCTTACAATGTGCCCAACCTCAGAGTAAATGGTCCCTTAATCTTCTCGATTACGCAGTGGATACGTAACTGCCCATGCAATTAAAGTTCCAACAATTGCATATCCAACTATGGTTTTTGCACTTCCGTCTAAAACTACCCAGGCAATAAACATGCCAAGTAGTGTCCATAGTTGGTCAACCATATCTTTTAATATCTTCACGGCTTACGTCTCCTAACCGTTCTTTTTGGTTTGTCATTGCCAGCGGCAGGACCACCAGCACCTCCACCACTTGTTGGTGTTGTTCCCCCTGTTGTAGTTCTTGCTGCACTAACTGCAGCAGATGTTGCTGCACCTGTTGCTGCGTTAATTGCTGCACCTGTTGCAACCACTGTTGCAACAACCATCTTTGTTGCTTCTTCACGTTCTTCTGTACTCATGTCTGCACCAATACTTGATAATGCAAGAATAACTTGACCTGGGTCGTTAAATATTGCACTAACTAATTCTGAAGGAGATTCCAACACTTGTAATGCGGCTGCTACTTCTGCAACAATTATAACCTCATTACCGTTCTCATCTTGACGAACCTCAACAGGAGTTTCTGCTGGTAAGTCGCTGTATTCAAGTCCTGCTTCTTCTATTGCTTCAGCAGTAACTGCTTCTCCATTTGCTGATTCAATTAAAGCCTCTGCAACTAATTCTCGTTCTTCTTGAGTAAACTCCCCGTCATTAGACAATGCTTCAGAAAGACTAGTAACCTCATCAGAGGTAATTTCTCCATCTGCACTTAGAGCATCTAAAATACTTTGTGCATCAGAGTTAGATAATTCGCCATTACTAACTAGATCATCTATTATAGACTCAAATTCTTCTACAGTTAGAGGTGGTTCAGGTGCAACATCAGGAATTGGTTCAGGCTCTGGAGCAGGCTCGGGAGCGACTTCAGGTTCTGGCTCAGAAACAGGATCAGGTTCTGGGGTTGGTGGTTGCACTTCTTCAACAGGAACGTCAGGAACAGGTTCGGGAGATTGCTCAACAGGTAATGGTTGAGAATCAGGAACTTCTACAAAGACTGGCTCTGGTGGAGGCGGAAGAACTGGTTGAGGTGTTGGAACCTCGGGAAGTAAATTAATAGCAGTAGTTAACTCCTGAGCATTTGTGGTTAATAGTGTTTGTAAACTTGTTTTTGTAGATACCGCTGAATTTAAAATATTGATTAATGAGGTTGTGTTAATAGCATTTATTGCTGATGTGTTTGTAGTGTTCTGAACAACTACTGGACTAAGGCTTTGGTTTAGTGCTGCAATTGTTTCGTTTGCTGCATCTACTGCTGCCTGAACTGTTTCTGTGTTTGGATCTACATAAGGCGTAAAGGCAGGACCTTGACTTATATGTCCAGCAAACCCAGCGCCAGAATTTGTATCTGTAATTGGAATCAGTGTTCCATTAGTTGTTTCTCTTACATTAAACCTTGCATTATTTGGTATTGGTCCAGTTGCAGTGACATCTGCAATCCATGCGCCATTAACTGGATTTACATCAGCATTAAATCTTATTTGCGCCATTTGTGTAGAGGCATCTTGTTGTGGGAATGGACGAAGATCCCAAGCAATATCTAAACTTGTTCCAGTAGTTGCGTAAGTAATTCCAGTTCCTGTGCTCCAAGTTGTCCAATCATATCCAGCAATAGAGACTGATGGAGCAGGAGGGGTTGAAGAGTAATACCAACCATCATTAACTCCAAAAGTTATTGTGGCATTAGAACCTACATAAACATTATTATATAAAGTTCCGCCCATTAACAAACTAAATGGAAGGTTCATACGAATACCTACGTCATCTACACCAGATAAAACATTGGTACTAGTCCCAATAGTTGCTTGTAAATTATTAACTGCTGTTTGAGCATTATCAATTGCAATATTGGCTTGAGTTAGTTCTGTTTGTGCTACAGCCTGTGCTGTAGAGGCCGTTATTCTTGCTGCTATTGCTTGTGATACTTCGGATTGTGCTGCAGTTATGTTAATATTATCTATTGCTGTTTGAGCAGTTATTACAGTTTCTTTAGCATCATTAACAACTTGAGAACCTTGATTTATTGAAGTTGTAGTTAAATCTATAGCGTTTATTTCTGCAGTTGCTGTATCGATTAAAACAACACTTGTTTGTGCTGTAATAATTGCTTGTGTTACTTGAGTAACAGCAGTAGAGGCTTGACTTAATTCTGTTTGTGCAGTGTTTATTGCTGTTGCTGCGGTATTTGTTGCATCAACAGCCTGTTGAACTTCTGTAGTTGCTGTATCTAAAGAAGAATTAACTGCCTGTTGTGCAGGACTAACAACTACTTGTTCAGAACCTAACTCATCCGTTGCATAAGAACTTTGAGACATGCCAAAAATAAGGAATAGAGTAACTATTCCACTAAATAATAAGAGTCTTCCAGTTTTAAATGCTACAGATAGTGCTGCGAATGTACGCAGTTTTATCAATTATTCCCCTCGGAATGTTAAAGCCCAACTATATTATATAGGTTTCCAATTTTTATTTATAATGAACTTACTTGCGTTATTCTGTGAGTTAACTGATTCACCTTGTACGCCTTTTCCAGGTGATGCCCAAGTAACAATACTTGGATTTGCTTTTGATTTGTAACCTAAATTTGTATTAAAAGTAAACTCTTGTTTTCTAGTACGACGGTTTGGATTTATAGTTAATGGTTTACGATTTAATTGTGCCATTAGTCTAGCCCACCAACAAAACCAGCAGCAGTTCCACCACTTCCCAAACCACTGGTATCTGCGGCTGATTCAGCAGCGTCACTCATTGGTTGATCTTGATCTTTTACATTGCCTTCACGAGGATCAGTTCCAGAACTCATCGCACCAATCATGTATGGATAACTACCAAACCAAAATCCTGCACCTGAATATCCAGACTCACGTTTACGTCCAAATCTACGCCGTTGAGTTTCTTCTATATTTTCAGCATTATTAAATTGAGAAGATAGATTACTTGCCATTTGACTTACTCCATACCTTCCGTAGGTTCCACCTGGTCCACCAAACATCCCTTTGCCATTTCTATAAAAGTCATTGTTTGCCATAATTAAATACCCCATTAGGATCAAAGACGTTTATAGACTGTGTCACTAATTTATTACCTGTTGCTCTTGCATGGTGGCCGCAAAAATACAGTTCACCACTTGCTAAAGTTGCACGAACCATTGCTTGTGCACTGCATTGGTCGCATCGTTCGGTAATAGCAATTGGCCTAACTGTGTCTACCGTAGTTGACATTAAAAGAATCCTGGTTTTGCTAAAGGAACATTGGCATTAGGAGCCATGTTGTTTTGAAAAGTTGGTTGTTTTACTGGAGATGGACCGTCATATTTTGGGTTTAAAGGCATGGCGCCCATCTTAGTCATGCTCTGTTGATTTGATGCAAACTGTGATGATGACAAATTTTTGTTCATAGGATAATTTTGCCTCTTTTATCTATTACTGTATGCTCATACCAGAAGGAGCAATAATGCCATTATATCAATACGCTTGTGTAAGTTGTGATCTTGATTATGAAAAAGAGCGCAGCATAAATGATCCAGAAGACAAGTACTTCTGTAAACATTGTGGATACGCTCTAATTCGAGTTTACTCTCCTGTTACAACCGTTTTTAAAGGCGGCGGTTTTTACAAGACAGACAACCGTTAGTTGTAGTTAGGGTCAGTAACTGCAGGAGCAGATTTTGTTGCTTTATCTGCGGCTTGACGATTTTCTACTTCAACATCGGCAACAGTCTTTGCACCTTTGTCAACAGTTGAAAACGCTGCGTTAATTTCATCAAGAGTAAGTTTTCCATCATCCATAAATGCACGGGCTAATTTTTCAACAACAGCAGCCACTGCAGTTAATCCTGCAACTGTTACTGCCTTTACTGTAGAAATACCAGCGATAGCACCAGCACCAATAACTCCAAGACCTGATGCTGCAAATACAGCAACAATACGCATTAATACATTTTTAAGACTTGCCATAGCGTTCTTCATACCGTTCTCTTTTCCCCCTCAAGGACCAGATACTATTATCAATCTTGTTGGATGCCCATACGTTCTAAATACTTTTCTTTTTCACTCATTAAGTACTCTTTGATACGGTTATATTGAATTTCGGTCTGTTCTTCTGTTGCTTTTATTTGTTCTTCTGTCATTTCTTTGTTTAAATCCTTAAATGTTTGAACGGCTAAATCCAATTCGGTTTTAGCGTATGCGGCTTGTAATTGAGCCTGATGCCATAAAAATTCAGCGTGTTCTTCTTTTCTTTGTTTTTTCTTATCTTGAGTTTTAGACATTCCCAAAGCCTATCACAATTTAAATAAGCAGTTTTTGCGTCCTCATGCTTAGGAGGCGCATATTAAGTTGTTACCCTAGGGTAACTTACTTGTACTGTTCTTTCTCAACATATGGACCTGAAGTAAAGGCTGTAAGTTTTGCCGCAATTTCCATAGCCTTCATTGGTTTGACTCCAGCATGTAACGCACCCAAGGCATAAGTAGCCCCAGAACCAACAGCGTATTTGCCATCTATACTCCTCATTACTGAGAGATCTTGGTCAATATCAAACAATTCTCCACCAACAGCCATTAAGAATTGAAACCTTAATCCTTCTTTAGATTTGTCATGATCTTCATTGAAATCATAACCATTTTCGGTTAGACATTTCCTAAAAGAAGGCATTGCCTTTGCAATCATAAAATGATAGATATCTTTTGTATCTTTAGCAGTTAATTTTGGCGGATTCCAAATGTGTTGAGCAATATCGCAAGGAGATACCTCTCCAGAACCAGCAATTATAAAATCACCACGTTCACTAATTTTTGTCATTTGTGGATGTCGATAGATACGACCACTCTCATCTGTTACTTGATTGTCTGCAAGTAAGATGCAGCGATCTTCATACTGTACTCCGATGATTGTTGTCATGAGCACCCCTCTCAGTAGAAAGCCCCCATAGAATACCAGAAATATTCACGGGGGCTATAGGGGTAAAATGTCCGATTTAGAGGAATTTGACCAGTTCTGCCCAAGTCTTAGGACCAATGATTCCATTTGAGTCAATATTGCCGTGATTGTCTTGAAAGGCAATTACAGCCTTCTTTGTGGCTGGACCGTAGTCACCATCCGCAATTAGACCTAGAGCCTTCTGCACAACCTTCACGCCTTCGCTCTTATCGCCAGGTTTAATTTGTCCTGGAAATACAGGCGCCTCTGATACTGGAACTTTTGCCTTTACTTCATTTCCAGAATAATTAGGACGACCAAAGCCAACAACAGAGACCATAACCTTCTTCTTGTTAGGAAGATAACCACGAACCTTTTTACAAACCTCACCACCATTTCGTTGGTCACCCTTAGCATCTCCAGCGGTATTGCCCTCGATACACGTGACTGTCCCGTCCAAGTTATTGGATAGCACAATGCCTACGTGGGAGATACGGTCTACACCATCTCCTGGAAAATCAAAGTAAGCGATGTCTCCTGGCTGTGGGGAAGCCGTTTTAGCATCTGACCATGTGCCCATTTTTTCAAATGCACCAGCACCTGCCACGGTTGAAACTGTATTAGGGACCTTTACACCTGCTTGATTGGCGCACCACATAACAAAAGAACCACACCACGGCAAAAAATTTGCTTTAGTAAAAGCGCCATACTTTGTTTCATTATCTTTAGGACCTTCAATAGTTCCAATTTCTTTTTGAGCAATCTCTAGTATTGCCGCTGCTGTTCCTTTGTCTGCCATATCTAATCCTTACTCTGGAATTGTGTCATTAAATTTATCTAAGGGAATCCGCCAAGAATTCTCTGGAGGGTAATGATACTCGTCCTTTGTGCATTCCTCAACGGGAAGCCAACCATAAACTTCTACCTCTGAGTAGTAATCTCTATCTAATACTCGAACTCCTACTAGAATTACCCCTGGTCTGATGTCTTTGGGGAATACTGGAATCTCATCTTTAGTTCTTACAGACTTCACTTCATACACTGGCATTACATCTGGAAAATCTTTTCGAAATGAGTGCTCTTCATTTGTATAGAATGGAAATACAAATGGCTGTTTATATAACTTGGCTACAGCGTACTCAGCAACAATAGTCCTTACATTTGCCGCAATTTCTGGCTCTAGGTACTTCTTATTGTCACCTGCATAGTTAGGTCGATCAATACTTCCAAACTTAATCATCCATCGGTTTAATGCAATATCAGCGCAGGCACGGACCTCTTCTTTAGATAGGGTAACAATCATTGTCCTAACCTATCACACAAATAGTTAAGACTTTTTTCCCATACGACTTAGTAGTGTCTGTGTTCGTTTTGAGGGTTCTTTAGTTAAGAAGCCTCTACCCTTTGCCTTTTCATATGGAACTGGAGTTTTAAATTGATCTGATGTTGGATCAATGATTTTGCCCGATTTGTGTTTAAGAAACCAATGACTAGTTCCCTCATGACTAACTTGCATAGGAGTATACCCAGCAGCCTTACCCCCTAGAGAATGATAGACAGCCTCACTTGCTACGTAACAATGGCCAGCGGTCTTGCACTCGTGTCCACGAAACTTTGCACTACGTAGGTCATCACTAAGATGTTCTCTAACGTTATTAACTATTTGGTGATCGTAGTTGTTCATTGAAATTGCTTAAAGTGAGCAGGATGCATATTGGTTGGAACGTACTCCTTGCCCATACGTTCGTCATGACTTCCTTTGTCGGTGAAATTAGTCATCATGGCTAGATGGCCACCTAAAAAGTTCTCTTTACGTTCACCTAACCCTGGCTGACGGAAGACGGTCACAGGAACGTGTGAGACGCCCTCTGCCATTGCAGCCTCTAATCTATGGTGACCCTCACCAATGACGCCCCATTTATTCTCGTGATCATACGCAACCATAATTGGATTGTTAATACCTTTACCTTTTTGAATGTCGGACCTAATACCAGCAATAGTCTTTTCACTAGAAGGTTGTGCATCAGCACCTCTGCGTCTGTGTTCCATCAAAGGAATTAAACGTTCAGTCTTAACCATGCCAGTAGCACTCTCTGTCTTATCACCTTCAAGATGACCTTTGCCACCTGCTTTTCTTACCTGAACATTCTCAGGAACAGGAACACCAAATTGTTTTGAATTAAGCATTAGTAGTTTAACCCCTTTACCCAATTTATTGAATTAAATTGTTTTGGATTAAGGTTTCTTTGTGCCGCTAGACGGTGATGACCTTCAAATAATCTTCCCTCATGACCATAATCTGTTATGTTAAATCTACCTTTAAATCCTTGAGTTTTTATACTTTCGTGTAAACCTGCACCATGGGCATTACTATCTGCACTACTTCTACTTTGTCTTAGTTTTCTACGCATAGTAGTTTTATCACGACTCTTTAAGTCTGGTGATTTATCTTCGCCAAAATTAACACCATAACGTTGACTAGAGTCATTTAAATTAATGTGTTTAACAATCTCCCCAGCAGTCATAAACATAGGGCGATTGCCTTCTGCTAATTCTTTTCCAAGGTTATCTTTCTTTGCCATTACTCTTCTTCTTCTCTTGGTTCAGATGTTTTGCGCTTCTTCACGTTGTAACCTAACTTCGGGCCCTGCATAAGATCTTTGATTCCTTCGGCATTAGACATCTGTGTCTTATTTAAGTTGCTATTAACCCACGCTGATATATGTTCAGCACCGCCCTCTTCATCAACGTCTTTAACTTTAAACCGCT